GGGTTAGATAAAATTGAATTTAGTCGAGTAGCTGATGCTAAATGTATTATGATAGACCACGCTAGCCATCTGTATATTACGGATAATTATGTTGTGACACACAATACCGCAATCGCAGAAGGCCTGGCGTTTAATATCGAACAAGGCAATGTGCCTCCTTTCTTACAAGAATACGAAGTGTATAACTTGGATATTTCAGCAATGTTGGCTGGGTCGAAGTACCGCGGCGACTTTGAAGAACGCCTCAAGTTGGTGCTAGAAGGGCTGTCTAAGAAAGGCAAAACTATCATGTTTGTTGACGAAGCTCACATGATGAATGGCGCAGGCGCCGGTGGCTCGGACAAGTCCAATGACTTGGCTAACATGCTCAAGCCAGCACTGTCGAAAGGTAAACTCAAGGTAGTAGCATCGACTACGTGGGAAGAATATCGCAAGCACTTTGAAAAAGATCGTGCACTTATGCGCCGATTCCAGCGTGTAACAGTTGATGAGCCAAGCACCGAAGTTACAATTGATATTCTACAGGGCCTTAAAAGGTACTACGAAGAATTCCACTCAACTGAAATCACTGATGAAGCAATTATTGCATCAGTAGGCCTGAGTGTGAAGTATCAGCCAGACAAAAAGCTGCCTGACAAAGCAATCGACTTGATTGACGTTGCATGTTCGCGTTTCAACTTGAAGCCAGAAGGCATTGAAAGAAAAGTTGGCGAAGACGAGATTCAGTTCGAACTTGCAAAAATGGTCAACTTGCCTGTTGAAAACGTAGCTGAAAAAGAAACTGAAAGCCTTATTAACCTTGAAAAGAACTTGAAATCCAAGGTATACGGCCAGGACCAAGCAATCGAAGACATCGTTGACAAGATCCTTGTAGCACAAGCAGGCCTGAAGCCAGAAGATAAGCCAATCGGCAGCTTTGTGTTCATGGGCCCAACTGGCACTGGTAAGACAGAAACAGCCAAACAGTTATCTTCACAACTAGGTGTTGAGCTTGTACGCATTGACATGAGTGAATTCCAAGAGAAACACTCAGTGAGCAAGCTAATCGGTTCACCTCCTGGCTACGTAGGGTTCGACGACAACGCAGGCATCTTGATCACCAAGCTGCAAGAGAATCCAAACTGCGTGTTGTTACTAGACGAAATCGAAAAGGCACACCCGGACGTGAGTCAGATCTTGTTGCAGATTATGGACAACGGTAAAGTAACTGGCTCCAACGGCAAGGAAGCAGATGCTCGCAATTGTGTACTGATCCTTACTACTAACCTAGGTGCTAAGGATGCCGAGAGAAACTCTATTGGCTTCGGTGGCGAAGAGGAAGAGGACACATACGACGAAACAGCGTTTAATGAGTTCTTTGCTCCAGAGTTCCGTAATCGACTGGACGGTACAATCAAGTTTAGCAAGCTCGGCAAGCCAGTTATGCTCAAGATTGTTGGCAAGTTCCTTGTTGAACTGAAAAATATGGTTGACTCGAAAGGTGTTACGATTGACATCACCGACGAGGCATTGGACTACTTAGTAGACAAAGGCTTCGATCCAAAGATGGGTGCTAGGCCACTACAGCGAGTAATTGACAGAGACATTAAGCGTCCTTTGTCAAGAGAGTTGCTGTTTGGCGAATTGAAAGACGGTGGTCACTTGACTATCGATGCTCAAGACTCAAAGATCGTGTTGTCAACTGCTAAGGACAAAACAGTTGAAAACGTTTGAGACAAAGAGATTATTCTATAACCAGTTTTTAAATAAGCTGGTTATAGTTAATCCTATAGCATTTATATTTCGTAATTTTCACGGAGGTTATGCAAGGCGCGTGATTGATAACCTTCAATCACAGTACGACAGTTATGAAAAGGAGTTAATGGTTAGAAACGGTTCTAGGCTATTCAGTGTTTCGCACGAAACATTCCTTGAACTCAAACGTTTATATAATCATCTTTCTTCTGCCCCAGTTGAGTTTAAGTTGCGTGTCGAAAGTACTTACTTGTGTATCTATAGTAACGAAATCTCGTTTTTACGGAAAATAAAACATGCAGCAAATAACCCAAAAGAACTTTGGCAGCCGAAAGTTGGAATTGAAAACAGGTACCAACCGTACACTATAATCGTGAACGCGCCGCCAGAATACGAATACAAAGTTACGTTGCCTGGTTGTAGACAGGTTGATCTCGGACTAGCTGACTGGGCTATAGCTAACCCAGATAAAATAAAAGCATCTAGTACAGTGCTAGAAAGACTTAAACGCGGGTCTTATGTGCAGGGTTATTATTTTTACGTTCGTGACGAGAAAATACTAAATCTTGTTGAGTTAATGCTTAAAAGAGTGGGGAGGATCGACAAGTTAGTTTACGTTGATGATCAAGATAAATAACTGTATGTCATCAAACAGTGAATTAATACTCAGTCAAACCTCACATTCGGGCGATAGCTCGACAGAAACCGTTGTCGGCGAAAAGTTTAAAGGCGACGGTTTTTATGGTCGCAGCGACGGTATTCATACTGTTCAGTATGCAGTAACAGCGTTTGCTGGCACTGTAACTATCCAAGCAACACTTGCCACAGAACCAGTCGACTCAGACTGGTTCTCAGTTTACGAACAATCCTATCCCCTAGACGGAGAAAACCGAACTACCAAAAGTAATATTACAAACTTTACCGGAAACTACGTGTGGATTAGGGCCAAGATTGTTTATAGCGACGGTGTTGTAAACAGAATTTTGCTTAATCATTAAGGTAGCGCATGGAACATTTTGTAAGTATTATAACGAGTGAATACGAACTAGAAGATCATTTAGTAGAAAGTGTTCTAAACTCAGCTAAGGTAGGTCTATTAGAAGACGAAACCCAGTACGTACTATTTGAAACAGATAGCAACGAGCAGGTATTGCGTGTTCAGTTGCATCGTCAGTTATCAGAACAAGAGTCAGACGAGTTTGCTGAAACGCTAGCTGACAGATTGTTTGAAATGGGCTACGACAACTTTGATATCGAAGTGTCAACTGAGGAAACCGAGGAGCTACCTTTTGACGTTGTAGAAGACCTTTTCGTGTTTATGAAAAACGACCCGATGTTTTATCGCAGAGTTTACTTTCCTATGATGTCAAAGATTGCTGATGCGATGTCAAACAACAAAAACGTTGACTTCGAAAAAGCTCTGCGTCCTGTAATTGAAAAAGCTGTAGAAGTATACGCTAAGAAATTTGATTTACCTCCCTCAACTAAGAAAATGTTTACTGACGAAAGTCGTTCTAATTTAATAAATCGCATAAGGGACGAAGAAACTCAAAACATTGAGCAGGGAGACTACTAATGCTACTGAGAGAATTATTCGAAGCTCCGCAAGAAACCGCAGTATTTGCCTTTGGCCGTTTAAATCCACCGACTATTGGGCACCAGAAACTAGTAGAAAAGATTAAAAGTCTAGGCGGTGACCCGTTTCTTTTTCTAAGCCAAACTCAAAAGCCAAAAACTGATCCTCTCGACTTCCCCACTAAACTAAAGTTTGCACAAAAGTTCTTCCCTGGAGTTACTGTAGGTGATCAGAGTGTTCGCACTATTATTCAAGCAATGCAAAAGCTGGAGCAAATGGGCTACAAGCATATCATCTATGTAGCAGGATCCGATCGTGTAGAAAGTTTCACAGAACTTCTACAGAAGTACAATGGCAAAGAGTATAACTTCGAGTCGATCAAAGTAGCAAATGCAGGAGCACGAGACCCAGACAAAGACGGCGCTGAAGGCATGAGCGCCAGTAAGATGCGCGAAGCAGCGGCAACAGGCAACTTTGAAGCGTTTGTACAAGGTGTTCCAGACAAGCGACTAGCAGAAAAGCTCTATACAGCAGTTCGTAACGGCATGGGCGTTAAAGACAAAGAACCACAGCCACAAAAGAGCGTTAACGAAGCAGAATACGACGGTCGAACTGTAGAGCTTGACAGTCCTATAAGAGTAAGCGGCGAAGACCATGCATTCAAAGTGTATGTTAAAAACGACAAAGGTAACGTAGTAAAAGTTACATTTGGCGACCCTGACATGCCTATACAGCGCGACGACAAAGAGTCTAGAGAAAACTTTAAGTCTAGACATAATTGCAGTTCAAAGAAAGACAAAACAACAGCAGGATATTGGTCATGCCAAGCATGGGATCCAAGTTCTAAGTGGGTATAATCTATGGACGATCTCGAATACATCAAGAAGTTAGCAGGCGTAAACGAGTACAAAGGACCGCAAGAGTATACTCCTGAAAACATCAGTTACGCTGCCGCAGAGACAAAGCAAAAAGAGAAAGAAATGGGAATCAAGCCAGGCGACCCAGAGTGGTTCGAACTTTGGTTCTCGTTGCCTTATATGACCGGTAGTGGTTTTAGAGGGCGTAAATAATGAAGATGCACGAAATCACAGAAGCAGTGGGCAGAGTTGTAAAAGGTGTAAATACCACACCGGATGTCGACACTGACGAAATTAAAACACAGGCTGCAAAGTTTGGCAACAAAGTAGACAAAGACGGTAAGCCTGTACAGTCAATGAGGACAAATGGCAAATGAAAATGCACGAAATTTTAGAATCAGCATCAGCAGGAGCAACTTCAGCAGGCGCTGTCGCATCAATTGCAAATCCTCCTACTAAGAAAAAGAAGAAACGCTCGTCTGCATATAACCCAGACGGTACAATGAAAAATGCACTAGACACAGACACAAATGTAGTAGGTGGCAAAACAGTAAAACGATAAATACTTCTAACAGGAGTTCGATAAAGACATGTCAACTAATAAAAAGAAAACAAACGAAGGCTTAACAGATATGGCCGCATCTGCTGAAGCTGATCACGAGCTACAAATGGCTCGTTCGCAATTGTATAAGATCGCTAGCTACGCTATCAAACTGCACGAGATGATGAAACAGGTCACTGATCCAAACGGCATCGAAGCATGGCAAGCTGCAAAAATTACCAAAGCAAGCGACTACATGGGCGCGGTTTATCATGACCTTGAATACAAAATTAATGTAGAACAAGGCGGCGAATTAGGCGCAGAAGCAGGTGAAATTGCTGTAGGCGAAGGTGAACAGAAAAAGTACGGCAAGATGAAAGAAACTTCAGATCCGTATGTGCGCAAGTTGCGTAACCAGCTCACTGAAAAAGCAAAATCAAAATCGCAACAGCGAGCAGCAGGCATTGCTCTAAAACACAAACGCGAAGGTACAAACCCTAAAGAAGGCTCGGCCGCAGCAGAAATGATGAGCATGAGCAAGTCAGACCTCGAAGACTATGCAGGCACAAAGCACAAAGGTAAACCAGATCACGTTGACGAAGCCAGCAGTGACTACGATTCTTATGGAACGTTCACTGGCGGACAAGATCGTCCAGGTGGCAAGCCTAGTGCTAGAGATCGCGGCATTGACGACAACGGCGACCAGGCATTTATTGATAAGCAAAAAGCTAAGAAGCAAGCTAGAGAAGACGGTGCTTGGTACATATTCATTGACGGAAAAGTTTGGAAGAAAGGCGGAAAGCCTGTCGAGTTTAACGGAAGAAAACACGCTAACAGTGTGGGACTAAAACTTCGAGACAAGTTAGACGGAAAGCAGATTACTATTTCACCAAACCCAGACGCAGCACCGAAAAAACAGTAATAAGGTAGAAAGGTATGCAGCATAAGAATATGCGCGATTACATGCAGCTAGTTGAAACGCTAATTACTCAACCAAAGGTATTAAGTGTTGAAATGTCACCTTATGACTTTGGCACTTTAATGAAAGAGTATCGTGCAACTGATCCCACCTATAACAAGATAGGTGACAACGCAATGGTGGCATTTTACAGCGACGAAGAACGTGAAGACTTCAAAAAGTTCTTAAAAGCAAACGGCGTAGGCTTCACAGAAACAGACGACGACCCAGGTAAAGTATAACATGGATTATCATCAATTACAGAAAAAGCTATTCGAAATCGAACCAACTGATCCTGTAGCAGAACGAGCAGCACTAGAAGCTGCCGTATCAGGCAGTGCTCCACCGCCACAAAGAGAAGAAAGAGTACACATCGGCGAAAGTGCTCCTAGTCCTAAAAGAGAAGCACCGTCAGACGAAGCTGCTCAGCTGGCTGCACTTGCGGGCATAGAACCGTCTAACAAGCAGCCTGTAACCGGTGAAGCAGCAGAATTAGCTGCACTTGCGGGCATTACCGAAGGATATAAGAAAGGTAAAAGTGGGCAACTAAAAGGAACTGACAAAGTTTCTAAATCTTCGCCTTCTAAAAGCGGAGAACAGAAAAACGTAACACGCGGCAAACTAGTTGGCAGTACTGAAAACGACGACGAAAGTATCGAAGAAGGTCCTAGAACGGACCAGATGAAAAAAGACTGGGCTGCGGGGAAAAAGGATTACAACAACGTCAAGGCTGTTACCGGCGCGCTCGGCAATAACAAAAAGAAGGACGACAAAGGTAAAGACAGCTCTAAGACTAAGAGTAACTCTTCTAACAGTCAGTTGTCGCCCGAGTTATCTAAGTTACTTGCAAAGTACGAGACAGCGTTAATTAAGATATCAAACGACAAAGAACTCGGAAAAGAGTTCAAGCGTTTTATGCAGAGAGCCGAAAACAAGAAAGAGTCGATAGGCGAAAGCGCAAGGACTTTGCCGCCACATCTTGAGAAATCGTTATCAAGACACGTAACCGCACTCAGCAGAATTGAACGCACTCCGGAACTTAAAGAAAAGTTCGACAGGCTTATGGGCCTTGCTAATCCTACTAGTCAATACGAACAGTTCGACGAAAGCCTAAAGGGCTACAAACAGCCTGTAAACGAAGGTGCTAAAGAGTCAATCAAGTCAGAACTTCTAAGGAAGCTGAACAGCCGTAGATAAGGATACAGGATGCAGTTAGTTAAGATCGAACAAGAATTTGAAACGAACCCTTACCTAACTGCACCGATCCAAGAAGAACTACTCTATACTCTACCGTTCAAAGACTTCGACAAAGACGGCTACGAAGTCCCATCCCCGTTAGAACACTACCATTATATCGAAAACTGGGTTCCTCTAAACAGAGAAATACAATTCCATATCGCACCAGTAAAACCGTGGTACGAAGATCTAGAAAACTCAGAGTTTGGCCTAGTGTTGGATCATTGTATGCTATTAAGTCGATGGGCGTTTGCTGGCGAAGCTAGGGCAAACATACAAAAGGCTGCTCAGGAACGACCGATCCTCAACAAGCTGCTAAGCATACGTCCTAAATGGGGTATTGACTTTTCATTAGACTTTGTTGATCATGACATCTGTATGGAAGTGATACACATCGAGCAGGACTTCACAGACGTTAACGAAGCTATTGCAGCAAAAACCAAACTAGAACACATCATCGACTCTACTGACTGGGAACAAGGTGTCAAGGACCTACTTGCGTGTAAGCACAAGTGGAAAGATCTGTCAAGCGACGACCAATCAGATTACAAAGCACAGTTCTTCGGATGGCACAGAGCATTTGACAACCGAAAAGTATTTTCCAGTTAACAGTTGACACTATTTCAAAAAAACTATATACTAAACAACAACTTAAAGCACAATAAGGAGAAGCTATGAGTGATCGCACCTACGGGCCAGAAGAAAAAGCAAAGTTAGAAAAGCTAGTACAAGAAGGCGTTACCGTACTACAGGAGATTGAAGATCTCAGAGAAGGCCTAAAGGATACAGTAAAGGCAACAGCAGAAGAACTCGACGTTAAACCTGCTCTAATCAACAAGGCGATTAAAATTGCTAAGAACCGCGATTGGGAGAAGCACTACGACGAGTTTGATGACCTCGAAACTATTGTCACTACAGTCGGTGTAGACAAGTAAGTGACCTTTTGGTCTAAGATAAAAGACTTCTGGGTTCAGAGCTATCGCACTGACCGGAGATCGTTTTACTACGAAATGATCTCCACGATTTGTATCTTTATTAGCATGACATGGATAAGTGTCACTGCTGACCACCCTCCAATGGAATTGATATATCCTATTAGTTTTGTTGGAGCAGTTACCAGCATACTTGCATGGAAGCGCAGGCAGATAATATGGCCGCTGATATACACAACGTACATTGCCTGCTTGCATGTTTTCGGCTTCGGCAGAGCAATGGGATGGTACTGAATGGATAAGAACCCAGAGAAAAAACCTTACCAGTGGTTGGCATGGATAAGCACAGGATGTTTATTGATTGCAGCCACTTTAGCTGCTTTTAATGTATACCCTTGGTATATATTTGCGTTCATAGGCAGCAATACACTATGGGTGACCATAGGGTTGCTGTGGAGAGAGAAGAGTCTTGTGGTATTGAACGCAGGACTAACAGTTATATACATATTAGGACTTTTATTGTAATGCCAGTCATACCAGAACATAAAGACATACTTGGTCGAGGCTTAACAGAAGAATGCACAGTAATTGTGCCCGACGGTAACCGATCACTAAAGATAGGAGTAGTTAAAAAGCTGCATCCTAAGATGGTTACTGTACAAGTCATTCAACCTGGATCCTTTCGAGGTTACAGTGAGAAAATGATCTACCCGGGAGACTTGTTGGTTACTGACGACTCTCGTATCACAATGTACATGCTTAAACATTCACCACAATAAGTAACTATAGAATCGTTCACTTTACGAACATGTAGACGGCAACGTTGGCCACTAATAACGCAAGGAGAAAAAATGAACCCACCAGAAATCGAAGACTGGTTCGACGCCGATCATCAGGTCGAACAGTGCGAAAGTTGTCCTCACCCAAACGGATGCATTAGACAATGCATTATCGAAGAACACCAAAACGAAAACGTCGCAAAAATTAGAAACGAGGAGGTCAACTAATATGTCATATGTCGACGCGATATTTGATCGCGACGCAGACACCATCAAAGTCGTTGAACGAGTTGAAGGTGCCCGCAAATTCCAAGAATTTCCAGTCAAGTACACTTTCTATCACGAAGACCCACGAGGCAAACACAAAAGTATCTTTGGTGATCCGTTACAAAGAATCGTTTGTAAGAACACAAAAGAGTTTCGTAAAGAAGTAGCAATCAACAAAGGCAAGAAAATGTTTGAGTCGGATGTAAATCCTATCTTTCAGTGCCTTTCAGAAAACTTCCTCAATCAAGATGCTCCTAAGCTAAACATTGCATTCTTTGACATCGAGACAGACTTTGACCCAGATAGAGGCTTCGCAGATCCATCAGATCCGTTTATGGGCATCACAAGTATCTCTATATACTTGCAGTGGCTAGAAACGATGATCTGTTTAGCTGTGCCGCCAAAGACTTTAACAATGGACGAAGCACAAGAGCTGATCAAAGATATCCCAGGTGTCGTTCTGTTTGAAAAAGAAGCAGACATGTTAGACACGTTCCTGGACGTTATCGAAGACAGCGACATACTAAGCGGTTGGAACAGCGAGGGCTACGACATACCTTACACTGTAAACCGTGTGGCAAGAGTCCTTAGCAAGAACGACACACGCCGTTTCTGCTTATGGGATCAGTTACCTAAGCGTAGAGAGTTTGAGCGTTTTGGCAAGACTGCTGAAACATTTGATCTGGTAGGTCGTGTGCACCTAGACAGCCTACAGCTATATCGTAAGTTTACATACGAAGAACGCCACAGTTACAGACTTGACGCTATTGGCGAAATCGAAGTTAACGAACGCAAGACTCAGTACGAAGGTACATTGGATCAGTTGTACAATAATGACTTCAAGTTGTTTATTGAATACAACATTCAGGACACCGCGCTACTAGATAAACTAGACAAGAAGCTGAAGTTCATTGACTTGAGTAACGAACTTGCACATTCTAATACCGTACTTCTGCAGACTACTATGGGTGCTGTTGCACTGACAGAGCAAGCAATTATCAACGAAGCTCACCACAGAGGCCTACAGGTACCTAACCGTTCAAAGTATGACGAGAACGCAACTCAAGCAGCAGGCGCGTATGTCGCGTTTCCTAAGAAAGGCCTGCACAAGTGGATAGGTTCAATGGACTTAAATTCACTATATCCTAGTGTTATCCGCTCACTTAACATGGGTCCAGAGACTATCATTGGTCAACTGCGTCCAGACGCAACCGATGCTATGATCCACGAAGAAATGACTCTTAAAAAGAAATCGTTTGCAGGTGCATGGGAAGGACACTTCGGTTCACTAGAGTACGAAGCAGTAATAGCCAAGCGTAAAGACTTTGCTATTAATGTGGATTGGGAGGACGGCCGATCAGATGTACTCAGTGGCGCTGAGATATACCAGCTTATCTTCGACAGCCAGATGCCATGGACACTGAGTGCAAACGGCACAATCTTTACAACAGAGTTTGAAGGCGTTATTCCAGGTATCTTGAAGCGTTGGTATGCAGAGCGTAAAGAGCTGCAAGCAATGAAGAAGAAAGCTGAAGAAGCAGGCAACGCAACAGAAAAGGCGTTTTGGGATAAGCGACAGTTGGTTAAGAAGATTAACTTGAACTCACTGTATGGTGCTATTTTGAACCCAGGCTGTCGTTTCTTTGACAAGCGCATTGGCCAGTCAACTACACTTACTGGCAGACAAATTGTTAAACACATGTCAGCTGAAGTAAACAAAGTAATCACAGGTGAGTATGATCACACAGGTAAGGCTGTAATCTACGGCGACACTGATTC